ACACGTTCCAATTACTTGTGCAGTTTGCCAAATTCCATATCCATGCAAGACTATTCAACTAATCGACGACGATTTATATGAGGATGGCAATAATGAGTAATAGTGCACATGCATTAAATGCATTAAGTAAAAAAGGTTTTCAAATACCAAACAAGCCAAACTATGAAATACCTGCACTACCGGTAGATATCACAGAGCTACATGACGAAGATCTTATGGAGCTATTTGTTACTCTTACTAGCTGGACTGACTACGTAGCGCCACAGGTTGCTGTTGCAGCAATTGATGAGCGTGAAGCTGATCGCTATGTTTCTGTACTAGAAGCCACAGCTATGGTAAATAACTGGAAGGGCGGTAGTGGTGATCGTGTAACAATTGCTAAGGCCAACATTCTTTTAGACCCAAAGGTCGTAGAGGCTAAACAAGAACTAGACGAGAAGCACGCTTACCGCAAGTTGGTAGAAGTATTGCTGCAGAACTTGGAGCGGGATGCTGCACTGGTATCTCGTGAATTAACTCGTCGTACATCAGATAGTGGTGTAAAAACTCGATCAAGGAAGTATTCGTTCTAATGAGTGAAACAACAACTAACAGCACAAATGTAACTATAACTCCTACTATTAATGGTCATAAGTTTAGTGTGGGAACTAAAGCACCTATTGTTAATAAGCATGCTATATCTGAAGAACAAATAGAAGAGATGGCCGCATTACTAGATAACATTCTTCAAGATGCATTAGTAATTTGTGAAGAGGATTGCTGCGAAGATCAGGCTACAAAGATTGATGTTAATGCAATCTCTCGTTCAATTGTAAAAACAATAACTCAAGATCTTTTGTTACCTAAGTTTGATGTTCTTGAATATCAAAAACAAATACGTGACTTAGAAAAGAAATTAAAAATAGCTCAGAATTCTCCTAACAATCACTATAAAGAATCAAAATATAAAACTCAATGGGATAACCCTAAGGATAAAAAATGATTATTGGTTTATCAGGATACGCACAAAGCGGTAAAGACGAAATAGCAAATATTTTATTGCAAGAAGGATTTGAACGTGCAGCTTTTGCTGACACTCTGCGCGAAGCATTAATGGCTTTAAACCCTATGGCGGGTTACGGAGTATTTCTTAACGATGTGGTAGCTATGCTTGGCTGGGAAGACGCTAAGCGTAACTATCCAGAAGTACGTCGTCTACTACAGCGCATGGGTACAGAAGCTGGTCGTGATATATTTGGCGAACAGATCTGGGTTAATAAAACTTTGGGTAGGCTAGATCCACAGAAGAACTACATTATTACAGATGTACGGTTCCAAAACGAGGCTGACGCTATTCGTGACCTTGGTGGTCAAATGTGGCGTGTAACTCGTCCTAGCCATGGCCCTGTCAATGGTCACTCATCTGAGGTAGCCTTGGACAACTACGTGTTTGATTACACGGTAGAAAACAAAGGTGACCTTAATGAACTTAAAGCATTGGTACTTGCATTAGTAAAGATAACAGCGTGAGCACTAAATCATTCGGAGATAAAGCCAGCCTAAAGGGTGAGGTCTACATCGGTATAGATCAGTCCTACAGTGGGTTTGGTATTACAGCGATTGATAAGAAAGCCAATTACTACACCGAGGTCTACAAAGCAGAAGGCTCCGGTATTGAGAAGTTGTGTAATATCCGCAACTATGTCGAAGACTTCCTATCAGAGCATGAAGTAGCTGGCATTGCTATGGAAGGTTACGCATTTGGCAGGGAGTTTGGAGTAGCTATCTCCGGTGAACTTGGTGGAATGATTAAACTCTTATTGTTTGATTTATACCCAGGCAATGATGCTGCCAGGTTCCCGTTGATCGTACAGCCAACCAGCTTAAAGAAATACATCACTGGCAAAGGCACTAAAGTCAATAAGAATCAGATCCTTCTCAATGTATATAAAAAGTGGGATGTAGAGTTCAATGACGATAATGCGGCAGATTCCTATGGATTAGCCCGTCTTGTGCGTAATAAGCATGATTTTGAGTACGAAAAAGAAGTTTACGACAAGTTAACAACTAAATAGTGGTAGTGTTTTCTTAGAGGGCGCTCAACAATCGGAAAACTAAGGAATAAAAATCGTGAGCGAAACACAAGAAAAGCAAGAAGAAAACTACCTACGGGTAAGTGGTGGATCAAGTGCACAGCAAGTTGGTTCAGCCATTGCCCACGCCCTATATGAAAACCCAGTAGTAAAACTACGTGCGGTAGGCGCTTCAGCAGTTAATCAGGCTGTTAAAGCTATTGCAATTGCGCGAGGATACGTAGCCCCTAGAGGACTAGATCTTACCTGCAAGCCAGGTTTTACATCTATTGAGTCCAGAGAAGGCACCATTTCAGCAATTGTCTTTACTATTACTGCAAGTTAATGCTGATAAATTAAGCCGTAAAGCTTACGGTTTACATATAACTCTATTCTAGAATGAGGTAAAAATGGCTAATTCGTCAAACGACGTAGATGCAGCATTGGCCGGTATGGCCAAGACAGGTGCGCCTCGCGTACCAATGGGTACCGCAGCAGTTGACTCTGCTTCATATCCATCAGCAACTGACACTGGTTCAGCAACTTTGGTTCCTAAAGGTCACTCAAAGTCTGTAGATCCAACCGCAGGTGGAAAAGCAAACCGTTCAAACGTGCTTTCACCAGCAGTCGGCAGAGGCCCTGAGCGTAATGGTGCTCGTTATTCAGTTTCAGTGAATACCGTAATCCCAACTGCTCCTGAAGCTTCATCTACACAGGCAAGTGGTCGTATCATCTCACCTTCGACTAATCGTAGTCGTAGCGTATTTGACGATGGTATGGGTTCGTCCTACAATTAAATAATAACTTAATACTTATAAGTGGGTGGCCCTCCGGGGCCACCTTATAATCGGGATAACAATTGGAGTATATGCATGTTGGCTGAGGCCTTAAAAGACTATAAACATACACGCGCCACACAGGTTCGCCTATGTATCGTAGGTAGTTGGTCATCTACCTTATCTACAGAAGATCAAGCAAGCTTTAAAGAAGCTTTAGAAGACTATTCAATTTCTGCCCGCTCATTACTAAATATATTAAATAATGTTGGGGCATCTTTTAGCCTAGAGGCTCTTCGCAAGCACCGTAATCAGGAGTGCCCATGCCAAGCTTAGGTACAGAATTAGCAAAACTCCGTAAAGAACTTGCATTTGATGGCCCAGAGTGGCCGGTAGTACAGCCTGCTAAGCCTATTATTATTAAACAGCCTGCAGCACCAAAGAAAACCCCTGCTCTCATAGGTGGTTGGAAGACTGCGGTTGTTCTACCAGATCCACAGATTGGTTATCGCCAGTTTGAGGGAGAAGAGTTAGATCCTTTTCATGATGAGGCTGCAATGTCAGTAGCCCTACAGATTCTTAATGCTGAGCAGCATGACGGTGGGGTACATCAGGTAGTAAACCTTGGTGACTACATAGATCTACCAGCACAAGGTAAGTACGAGCAGGAAGCTGCATTTGCCTTTACTACTCAGCATGCAATTGATCGCGGTAGTTTATTTGCCGCAGAGCAACGTGCTGCAGCACCTGACGCAAAGATCATTATCCTTGAGGGTAATCATGACCGCCGTATGCAGAAGTTTGTACAAGCTAATGCTTTATCTGCATTTGGTCTACGCCGTGCCAATACCCCAACATCCTGGCCGGTAATGTCCATGCCGTATCTTCTACGCCTAGAGGACTTTGACGTAGACTACATTGACGCTTATCCAGCAGGTATGTGGTGGATTAACGACAAGCTTCGTGCTATCCACGGTGACAAGGTAAACTCAGGCGGTAACACTGCCATGAAGTACACTAACGAAATGCCGCACATCTCTACAATCTTTGGCCATATCCACCGCCAAGAGATCCAGTCCAAGACAACATTTGATCGTGAAGGTCGCATCAAGGCTATGGCTATTAGCCCAGGCTGTCTGTGCCGTATCGATGGTCACGTGCCTAGTGTCAAGGGTTCAACAGACTCTAATGGCAAGCCAGTAACCTACTGGGAAAACTGGCAGCAGGGTATTGCTGTCATCCGTTATAAGGATGAAGGCTCATTCCATGTGGACTTAGTCCATATTGATGAGGGTAAGACTCTTTATAAAGGCCAAGAATTTATCGCCAAGTAAGTTGCATCGAACAGAGGGCTCACCAGAAATGGTGGGCCCTTTGGCATTACAATTCTTAATAATTAAAGGAAAATAAGAGCATGGCTAAAGCAATATTTGAACGCAATGATGATAGTTTTGCTAATAAACCTATAACAAACACTCCCGTTCGTGATCTAAGTAGGGTTAAACAAAAGGGTGCTGGAGAATTTACTATCCGCAGCCAGGGCGGAGAAGAACTTTCTAAAGTTGTTCCAGGAGCAAATCGAACAACTATATATAAAAAACTTGGTAAAGACGCTGGGTATCCTAGAGGGTTTACCCCAACACAGATGCGGCAAGTACGTAACGCAGAATCTGAAGGCCGACTATCTATTAACAGTGATAGTAACCCAACAAATGTATCGGAAGATAGATCTCATCCACGAGTTGAAGAAGCAAAGACTAGAGAAACTATAGCTCGTTCGCGCATTAATCCAGATGAAACTTTTGAAAAAGATAGGCCTTTAGGCATTAACCTAGTAGGTGCAGTGCCTGGCGAGAAGCCTGAAAGTTATGTAGCTGGAAGACATTACGGAATTAATGCTAGTAGTATAAACAGAGACCCAGGAGTACCTAAAACTGGAAGTCACATTTATCTTAAAACTGGTTACCCTAAGGAAAGTCTTCCTGACGAAAACCATGTCGCTGACTGGGTAAGTTCTAATCTTATTCATGAAATTGGTCATTATGCTACAGAAAAAGTTGATCATTTTGCAAGCAGCGCTAGATCTAGAGGAGCTTCTGAGGGAAGGGCCGATTCTTTTGCAGAAGCAAATCATGTTAGAGATCAAAGAGCTGTAAAAAAAGGTTATGCTACTCGTAGAAGTATGTCTCGTTACCCAGCTAAAGCTACTATTGGTTCGCATTTTCCCGATCAAACCACTCCTAAAAGTTGGTCAGATGCATATGTTGCTGCAGGAGGTAAAAAAGCTCCAACAGGTTCAGAAGACTATAGAAGCCATGGCCTTCTTAGTATGCCAGGAATGGCGCAAGAATATAAAAATAATGCTGATAAAGCTAGCGCTAGTGCAAGACAATTCCGTGCCTTTAAACATCCAGTAACTGGACAAAAAATTACTTACAATGAGCTAATTGATCATTTATCTACTAAACCTGACAATTCTTAATAATTAAAGGAAAATGAAAGTATGAGTGACTTTATTTCCGTACCCTCTGAATCATTAGGTGGTGGATCAGAAGCAAAGCCCCTTTTAACTAGGAATCATATATTTCATTCAGCACGTCTTTATCATGGTACATCTGCTCAACTTAAGCCCGGAGATGAATTAAGCCCAGATGGTGCGGGGCATACCTTTTCAACTCCAAATATTGAAGAAGCCAAGAAATACGCAAAAGACGCAGCAGAAAAATCGGGAAAAAAACACTCCGGGTATGTGTATATGGTTGAACCTGCTGCAGGAGATCGTCATGTGATAAACTCAGGTGCGGGGCACATTAAAGACAAGTCTGGAAAACCTTACATAGTTTCTAAGGAAGCTGTGAAAATAAAAACAAGAGTTGACAGGGGAGAATAATGCCTAGTTCACATCAAAATTGGCAATACCTGGGTGGTAATGGGTTTATTGGCTCGTATACTACAACAGGTGGCGGTGGTACGCCCGTAACCGGACGTAGTGAACTTGACTTTGCCCGCATGGGTGTAGGTAAAACTCCTTCTGCTGAATACCCAGATGGCTACCTAGGTACTATTCGTTCCCGTCGTGATGACCGTGGAAATGGTACAGATACAGTTATTGACTCTCTTAAGAATCGCCAGAATCAAAGAGCTTACCAGCGTGGCGTCCACAAAGGTGAGCGTATTGATCCGGGCCAATACTACTGGCCAGAAGGTATGGACCCAGATAGTCGTCTAAGAATTAAGCCAAAAATTGTAGACAATGACGGTTCCTTAAATATGCTTGTGCCTCGGTACGCTCCGCTAACTCAGTTAGCTCCTGCCCCATCTCTTGTTAATGATGGTAAATCAGATATGCATGCAAATGACCCAGCAGAAGTTAATAAATACCGTGCAGCTGGCCTAGCTCACCTAACTCCAAGGTGGAATAACTAATGAACTCTCAGGATAGTATTTATAACCGCAGGCCCTGGAACGAGGGAGAAACCCAGCCTGATACTAGAGGCCCAAGATATGACTACATGGGGCCATTTTCTGATATACAGGATCAGCTAACTTCTCAAGCTCTAGCAGCTAACACTGTGCCGGGAGAATTCCTAGCAGACATAGTTAGACCGCCCTTGCCGCAAGTACAGTTATTTAGATCTCGTTATGGTTATAGGGTACGAGAACTAGGGATTTCTGACATTATGGATGTAGATGAGATCTATGCGGAGCCACGCACAGAAATGACCGGGGCTGCTGGATTTGAAGGAAGTAGTAGAAATAGCTCAGGCAACGCGTCCTGGTAACAAAGGATAGATATGGCAGACAGTACTTGTAATGACTGTGGTGGAGATTTACAGACTCCCACAGGTAAAACCGCTAACCCAACTTTTGCTGGAATTCCAAGTTGTCCAACATGCCAGCCAAAAAGATTTGACAAAAAAGCAAAAGCACCTGAGCGTATTGGTGCTGCTGAAGTTGCTCGTTCTCAAGTACAAGCAGGTTTAGATACCCGCCGTACACAGAGAAAAGGACTTGGTCAGTGCAATAAGTGTAAAGAACAAAAGAAATTAGTAACTATTCAGAAGAGATCTGATAGTAATGTTCAAAGTGATCTAACATCAACAGATGTAGGTCCAACAAAGCAAGTAGCTGCTTGCCCATCATGTGATGAAGCTTTATTTAAAAACGAACCAGCTATTTTGGGAACTGCTCCAGAAGCAGATCCAGAAAATGTAAAGACTGATAAAAACGCTTTATCTGCTCATTACGAAGCAACCGGGCAAATTCACCCAGCTTTAGCAACTATTGCTGATTTAGTAGAACATCAAAAAAGAAACCCAGGCTCATTTAGCTGGCATTTTGAAGATGAAGCATGCGATAAAGGTTGCCGCTCCATAGAACATAGATTGGCAGACCCAGCAAATGCAGGACTAAGTTTACCGGCATACACAGGTGTTACCCATAAACGAGCTGTATTGCATATGGATCTTAGAACTGCAGATCAGAGAGACCCTAATAGCCGAAACTATAGCCCAACTCCTATGTGGGTTAAAGACACCACATACGGACGTTTTGCCCAACCTGAAACACACAAAAATATAATTGAAGTACCTGACTTTCCTCACGGAACTCTTAAAACACATTCTACTGAAACTCCTTGGATAACTCCTGCAAGAAACAATAGGCAAAATATTGGCTTATCTTCTGATACTTTTCATGGAGACATTATTCCGAGTGGAGACAAGCAAATCCTTGCAGAATCTCAAGAAGCAATGGGAGCCACTGAAGCTACAATTCAAGCCGGTGCCCATGAACGTGGAGCACATGAAGGCAGATTAATTGCAGCATGCCCTACTTGTAACCCAAATGGCGGTCAGTCAACTCAATCCGTTGGGCTACACAATGCTTTACATGACGCCGGTCTTCATAGAACAGCAGTAGACGGTTGCCCACAGTGCCAAAGTGCGACAAGCTCTGGTGGTCAATCAAAAGAAGAACGATTTGTACAGCAGCATAACCAAAATCTTCACTATGATAACCCAGAGTTATTTAAAGACAGTGGGTGCCCACTATGCCAGAGCCAATAAGCACCGATACAATTTATAACTTTTCTGGAGTGTGTAAAAAGTGTGGAGATGTAGTTAGTCCTGTAAAAAAGGTATTTACAGGTAATAATAAAGATCTATGCCCAGAGTGTAAAAACGATGAGTTTAGCAAGAGTCTTAAGAGAGGATTAGGATGAACATCGATCAGACAGCAGTACCAGATATTTGCTCAGAAGGTGGATGCGAACGCCCTACTTCAGACCGTCATTGGCATCCAAAAGAGCCTGTAATGCCTCAATACATAAAAGAGCGCAGAGCAAAAGAGCAAGAAAATAAAGACAATGACGCAAAATTACAGGCTCAAGTTGATAATATTAATAAGAACATCTTAGGTAAGGATTAATCATGGCAGTTTATCAAAACAGATCTCGTAAAAAGGGGCTTGAAGATGGAGCAACAGACGGAAAGTACCGAAAGGTACGACCTAATACTGAGGTATCTCCGGGACTTGGTGAGGAACTAGTTAAGGCTAACCGCGCAGGTTTGCATCCATTCTTCAACTATGGCTTTATTGATACAGAGACTCAGAACAAAGTTGTACCAGGCGCATCTGATGCTAAGAAAGCTGCCGCACAGTCTTACGGTGCTCCAACTTCTTACATTAATAATTACTTAACTCAACAGGAGCAGTAATGGCTTTTAAGAGCAACGAAGGCAAGACCTCTGGAGTATGCAGGGACTGCGATCAGCTCCCTAATGTTCATGGAGTATGTGGCTGCAATGGCCCTGAAGCTCTAGAAGAAGAAGCACGGAGAAATGCTCGTACTGAAGAGGCCCACTATGATCATCCTGAGCATGAAGATACTTCAAAAGATGACTGCGGTATTTGCGCAGGCGAAAGTATACTTGCTGATAGGCATAAAGTTGGTTTGCATATAGCGCTTCCTAACCAATACTGTTCGGCTTGTGTTCAAGAAGGTAGAATATAAAATAAAAAATGATATACGAAGATGATGATGAGGGCTTAACTCATCAAGAACGTATGCTAAAAGAGTTGTACGCAAGAAGAACAAGCGAAGAGTTAAATTTAATATTAGTAGACTCTTTAAAGAGACTTCATAATAAAAAGGATTAAATCATGGGTATTCATATTCAGAGAGATGAAAATAAAGCCCTTGAACTTCGTACCCAGCACCTTGTGGGTGATCATACAGATTTTAATCAACACTGCCCTTCTTGCCAAGAAGAAGCTGGCGTAGATCAATTTACTGGCGAAGAAACCGCTGCCCCAGATGAAAACTGGGATGAATTAGTAAAAAACGACGTTGGCCCAGAAGCAGAGTCCGTTAGAGAACGCCATGGCTCTATGTTCTCACAGCTAGCTCACAAGAAGTATACTGCTGCAGAAGTTAAAAATATTATAGCGGCGGGACCAGCATGTGACTATGTTCCTGGCGGTAGAAATGGAAGAAAAGGCGCTATATCTACTTGCGGTAACAGCGCAACTCATTTTGTATTTACTCAAAACTTAAATCCTGAAAAGGACCCAACAGGTCAGTACAACTATTGGGAAGAAGACACTCCAGGACATTTTGCATGTGAGAAGCATGCAGATGATGCCGTAGCGGATGTAGATGACGATCAGTTTAATGATCTTAAAGACAGAACCCCAGGGGCTTCTGATGCACAGCTGCAAAGGTTGCAAGATAAATTTGGCAAAAAAATCCATTTAAATGATGTAGATAGCTCTTTCATAGGTACTTCTAGACATAAAGATAAAAGGTATCAACACGCTTACACAGTAAACCTTGCTACATATAGAAGTAAAGCTTTTAAAGGTTCTAAAGAGGATGAAAATAACTTTACTGATATGGCCCGTTTAAGTGAGCCATTAGAAAATGAAACCCCAGCACAGCACCTAGTCAGGCAAGCAGTAGCTCTTGATGCTAAAAGTAGAGCAACAAATGCTCTAGCACAATCTAACTGGCGACTAAGAACAAAGCTGGGAGTAGAACAAGTTCCTTTAGAGAAGCCTGGACGCAAGATACCAAGAGATGCTTCTGGTAAAACTGAAGTTCGCACTAGAGATGTTAGACAGGCTTTAGATAGAGCAGAAAACATTCTTAGACATGTTGGCGATCCAATACTTGAGGATGAAAATGCTACGGTTGAAGAAAAGCTTTATAGAGCTCAGATACACGCGGCAAGTGGTTTAAAATTTAGCGGAGTAAATCAATCTCGAGAGATGATTGACAATCCTAGCGGAACTAGAACTCCAGGATCAGACCAAAGATTAATTAATCGAGCACCTGCTGTTTCTCCTCGCAATCCTTTTACTTCTTACGGTATTGCACCTACTGAAGATATAACCGGTTTAATGAGCACGGGCGCAAATATTTTTGGATTAAGCGCAGGTCCAGACAGAATGAGTGCATTAGATACCCAGCGTCTAGATGCCCCTAAGTTTGTAAATGATGAAGGAAAAACAGTAGATTACACTACGGGTGAAGAAAACCATCCGGGTATTTCTATTATTGATACTGATAGAGGAATTGTTGACAATGAGAATCCATATCGTTTAACTATTAAAAAGCACCCACAAGCAGGTTTAATAACTACTTGGAAAGGACAGGTAGTACATGTACACCAAATACCTCACACGCAACATTTTTATAAGTTATTATCTAGGCATGGCTTAGAAAATATAGGTAGGTTGCCTGCAGAAGCTTTTGGAAGACAACTAACTGATCCAGTAACAGGTAATCCAAAGTATCTTTATGTACCCTCAACTACCCCGGTAAACTTCCAAATGGAAGAAGGAAAAGATGCTAGTAAACTTCCTGAGCTTATTAAGAAAGAATACGCTAAAACAGGTACTTTAAGTCATCAACAAAACTTTGAACAAAGATTAATGAAGCGCGGAGAAAGCGCGGCTACTCCTATTGATTCTGTAGAAGCCTTTAGAAAAGCAGCACAAGCTACTCAAAGAGTATCTTCATTCTTAGAAGGATCGGACGATTAGTATGAGTGAGCCTATTGTTGAAAGCATAACTTCTCTTAGACAAAAGATTAGTGATGCAAATCAGGAGTCAGGACCTCCTAAATCAGATGCCGCTACACCAAGAAGAAATTGGACTTTTGAACCAAAGATACCTGGTGTAGACCGTACTGTTAGAGAGCCAAATCCAGGTTTTAACTCAGATCCTGAATATACTGCTGCTTCAAAAGCTGCATATGAGTTTCAAACAACTGAGATGGCAGATTATGATATTGCTCTAGCAGATTACCAAAGAGATCTAGCATTACACTCTAGTAACGTAAAACAAGGGATAGCTTCAGAGGCTCCAATTGCCCCAATAAGGCCAACACCCCCTATAGAAGCAAAAGTAATTAGACAGCCTAACGAAGCAAGACGCTGGTATAAAGCCCTAGGTAGGGCTCAGGCTATTAGAACTACCAGAACCGGGCTAGATAAACAGGCCTCTGGGGTCAGAAATACTGATGCTAGAGCCTCAGTTTTATCCTCAGATGAGCTAATAAAACGCCAAGAAGCGGCCGCTGAACGCCGTAAACAGCAAAGAGGTGTGCTTTAACTGCGGATAAATTCACAAAGTGCGTGTACAGTAGTGTATGTAACTACGACAAGGAGCACTAGTGGGCGTCCCAATATTAGGCCAACCAGGCGGAGCTGCCGCCGATAAAGGTCCAGTCAAGGAAATCGTTGACAATGGACCTAAAATTCGCGTACTTTACTGCTGGAACTGCAAAACTATTGAAGAGCTTCCAGACTTTGAAGGTCGTCCTGAAGATGATCTACTCTTAGAAATCATAATTGAGCCTCACCAAACTACAGGAGTACCACATAAGGGTACTTTATTTAAAGTTCCTGTAGGTATTTGGTCTGTTCAATCACAGCGCGAAGAGATCATTAAGCAAATGCGCGAACAAATCTCAGGTGGTCTGGCTAACCTTGACCCAGATTATTACACCACCAAAGCAACCTTCTATGAAGATGCAATGAAATGTTATTCCACACATCTACGACCAAAAGATAGTTGTGGTGATTGGAAGTCAGAGAGCAAGCGTCTACTTCCTAAAACAGATGCCATGCGTAAAGAAGCAGGGCTAATGACAGCTAAGCAATCAGCAGGCACGCGAGTTTACTTGTGTGACTTCTGTCCAGTAAAATCAGTAGTAATGACTAAGCAGCGTAAGTCTGCTGGTATGTATAACGAATAGGAAAAGAAATGACCGATACACCCGTAGAAGAAACCCCAGAAGAACCAACAGTAGATGTTCCTGACTTTGCATTGCCAAAGCTCAAGACCGCATTTGTTATTGCAATTGATGTCGATGGCAAAGTCTACTTAGAATTCAGTCCAGAGGTATTACGCCTAGAGGTTGAACGCGAAACAACTCTTATTGAAGTTCGCCGCTATCTCTCAGAGATCCTAATGGATCTACAAGCTCAAGCAGCAGCCGAATACACTGTAACAGCACTAACCGCACGCTCTGCACAACCAGCTGCAGAATAATTATTAAGGAGAAGAATCAATGTATGTAGAGATGG